GATAAAGTTGGGATGCTCACTTCACAATTCTATAAAGCACTCACCCAGATTTGGTTACCTAACATCGCCATAATACATAGCCTCTCAGATACTCTCTCTTCTGCCGATCCTTCCATAACTCTGAGGTTAACATACAATGCTATAGCTCATTATAAAAGTGACGTCTACTCTCCCTGTCCAGCGGTCATTTTTATTGTAATGTTCTCAAACCACGTAAGTTTTGGGATTGATTCTACATATCTCCAAAGTTTTTTGGAAGTTACTGACCCCCACTATCAGAGTCCACATTCGTACGCTGAGCTTGAAATCTACCCCTTAGTTCAAGGGAGAGCTGGTGCTAAGGTTTTTATCCGACCAAGCAACTTAAACGTTCTTGGTAAACCTAGAGGCCTGCAAGGCAGGTTGCTTGACCGGATCATCAACCGTGAAGTTGGAGATTGGGAACAGGTTCTGCCTACAGCTCTACTCCTCCTTAACAATTTAGAAGTCGGCGGAAGCGATATCATCCTTTTTCTTTTATCTACCCCCTTCTTCTGGAAATTGAAAACTGGCGAGGTCGCCAAGTACATGAAGTCCTTACATGCATCAATCCGGACAATTCATTCGATTCCGGGCTACATGTTGACGTCATACCAGCAATCCGAGATGCGGACATGGGCACGTCATCTCTATGGTTTGGATACCATTATAGGGAGGAGTGAATTGGTTCCTATCGATGTTGGGGCTGAACAAGTGATGCGAACTGCTGACCCAGTACTGCGAGCAGTACCGGTTATGGAGGTTTTACCTAATGGGTACCGGAGACTTTCCTTCTCAACGAGCGACTACTATCATCTGATTGTCAAGCTCGCTCGAGAAACATCAGAAACGCTACTTCGCAAGGAGATTAAACTCGAGACCTTCAATGAGTATTTCGCTTCACGGCTTTTCTGGGGTGCATCTGGCGGTGCACCTGGGGCTACCATAACCTGGGAGGATAGTGGTGAGTCACTACGACTTAACAAGAGAGGAGCTATGTTACATCTTAAAGGAGATAGAGTCCGTAAGATTATGGAACAAGCGTACCAGAAAATTCCTCGTAGACAGGCAGTCCAGTGGAGTGTCGCTGCCATTAAGTTTGAGTCAGGTAAACAGCGAG